TGGGGCAGTTCTTTCAGCTGGTGAGCGGCAGGTCGCAAGGGCAGTTTGCCGAGGCGCCGCCGGGGGCGAGTTGAGGGGCTTTTGATTGAGGGCTTGCTTGGGTGGCGCGGCCCTCTCCCGGCCCCGCGGGCCATCCTCTCCCGCGGGCGGGAGAGGGGGTTGTGGTGCGCTGTGGCGGGGCGGTGCAGTTTGTTGGGTGTGCGCGATTGATGCGCTTCCCCCGGATCGAGTCCGGGGTCAGCTCATCCGTTGGGGGATCAGTTTACGTTGATTTTAGGGGCGAACGATGCCGATTGCGGTGACGGATTTGTTGGCGCGGGTCAGCAAGACTTTGTATGACGAGACGAATGTGGTGTATGCGCAGCAGGAGTTGCTGGATCACCTGAATGCGGCGGTGGCGGAGATCGTGCAGCTGGACACGAAGGCGTACATGGTGAATGCGCCGCTGCAGTGTGTGCCGGGGACATTGCAGAGCTTGCCGGGGGACGCGGTGGCGCTGGTGGATGTGCGCTACAACTGCGACGACAGCGGTAGCCCGGGGCGGGCGATCACGGCGGTGGGGGTGGAGCAGCTGCAGGCGGCACGGCCGGACTGGCATGAGTCGCCGCCGGCCATGGTGACGCGGCATTACGCGGCGGATGTGCGCGATCCGAAGCGCTTCTATGTGTGGCCGCCGCAACCCGATCCGGCCGGTTATGTGATGGCGGTGTATCAGGGAGTGCCGGATGACGCGGCGCTGACGGACATCTTTCCGCTGCCCGATCTCTATGGGGAGGCGGCGTACCTGTTTGTGATCTATCACGTGCTGCTGCGGCGCGACCATGGGGCTGATCCGCAGCGGGCGATGCTGTTTTACCGGATGTTCATGACGGAGCTGGATCAGGACGTGAAGAACATCAGCACCATTCAAGCGGGGAAGCCTGATGTGTGACGTACAGGATTTGTATCCGGAGATCCGGCGCGCGGTGAAGGGCTGCCCGGAGCCGAGCTTGCAGGATGCGCTGGTGCGCGCGGCGCGGACGTTTTGTTCGGAGAGCTGGATTTTGCGGCGGGTGCAGGGGTTTACCACGGTGGCGGGGCAGCAGCAGTACGTTGTGCAGGCGCCGGCCAACGAGGAGGCGATCGCGCTGAAGCACGCGCAGATCCAGGAGCTGGCGCCGGGGACGGCGGTACATCCACTGCGCTTTGTCTATCCGACGCTGGTGAATCCGAACATCGGGCCGCGGCGGCCGACTGGAATCTGTTTCGTGCCATATGCCGGGGTGGCGCTGGTACCGGCGCCGGACAATGCTTATCCGGTGCAGTTGGAGCTGGTGACGCAGCCGGTGGCGGGGACGATGCAGCTGCCGGATGAGCTGGCGGTGCGTTATGACCGCGCGCTGGGGTATGGGGCGCTGGAGTGGATCCTGCGCATGCAGGGCGATCCCTGGTTCAATCCACAGGCGGCGGACGAGTACGCGCTGCTGTTCAACCAGGAGATCGTCAAGGCGCGGGGGGAGGCGGCGTTCGATTTCACGCCGAATCAGCGGCAGTGGATCGGCGCCGGCTTTGCGAGGCGCGCATGAGCACCCTGGGCAACGCGTGGGGAGGGCAGGCGGGGTTCGTGGAGCAGGTGGGCAATCCGCCCGCTTTCACGCTGCTGCTGGCGCGCAATGGCGCGAGCATTTCCGTGACCTGGACGCCGCAGACAGGTGCGACCAGCTACGCGCTGTATTGCGGGCGGTCGCCGGTGAGCCTGGTGGAGATGGAGCCGTCGCTGCAGGTGACGTCGATCGAGATCACAGGGTTGGATGCGGGTCTGGATTATTTTGTGCAGGTGGTGGCGCGCATTGCGCCGGGCCGGAGCGTGGCGAGTGCCGTGACTTACACCGGCGGGCATCCGCTGCTGACGCTGGCTTCGGTGGGGGACGGAACCGCCGGATTGAGCTGGACGGCGGTGGCTGGCGTGAGCCACTACAACATTTACCAGGGCACGGCGCCGGGCAGCGAGAATTTCGCCAATCCGTTACAGGTGCCAGGCACGTCGACGACGGTAACGGGGTTGATCGACGGTCTGACTTATTATTTCGTGGTGACGGCGGTGACGGGGACATTCGAAAGTCCGCCGTCGAACGAGGTGAGTGGGACGCCGTTCATCGCGGCACCGCAGGGTGTTGCGGCGCAGGGCTGCAGCGGCGATATCGCGATGTCCTGGGAGGCGGTTGCCGGCGCCGCGGGCTACAACGTTTATCTCGGCACTACGCCGGGTGGGGAATCCACCAGTCCGGCGGTGTCCGGCGTGACCTCGCTTTCCACGACCGTGCCGGATCTCGTCAACGGGACGGAGTATTACCTGACTGTAAAGACGGTTCCGGCCGGCGGCGGCCTGTCCGCGGCATCGGCGGAGGTGAATGCGACGCCGGCCTTGCTGGGCAGCGCTTCGTCCCTGACGGCGACGCCGCAGCCTCTGGGCAACAGCATTCTCCTGTCGTGGACGGCCGGGTCGAACGCTTCGGCTTACAACATCCTGCGCGGGACGGTGTCCGGGGCGGAGACGCCGCTGGCGATTGGTGTCACCGGCACCAGCTACAGCGATACGACGGCGGCCGTCGGGGTTCTGTATTACTACGAGGTGCTGGCGGTGAACGGCTGCGGCCAGGTGGCCGCCGCATCGAATGAGTCCAGCGCGTCGCTGAGCGAGTACATGGCTGCCGTTCTGGCGGATAACCCGCTGGTTTATTTGCCGCTGAATGAGACCAGCGGATCGGGCGTGGCGCTCAACCTTGGAAGCCTGGATGTGCTCGGCAATTTTTCCGCGAACGGTAACGTCGGTTTTGGTGCGCCGACGATCCTGAGCGATGGATACCCGACGACCGCCGCCGCATTCACGGGGGACCGTGACTATGACGGCGGCTCGTTCCTGGAATGCATCAACGAGGCTCTTGGAACATTGTCTCCGCCTTTTGCACTGGAGTGTTGGGTCAGTAGTGGCGGCGAAGGACAGTTGTGGTCGGTGACGCAGAAGCAAACGGATGGGCAGCAGCAGACGGACAACGGATTGTCCATGGCATCGGGCGCCAATTTCTTCGCGACTACCGTATCCATAGGTGCCGGCTACAGCGGCGGAAATGCCTACAGCACGGTCGATGGCTGCGCCAACTCCGGGCCTCGGCTCTTTGTCACTTTCTCCATGCCAACGGCAGGCAATATTCTGTTTGGAGTCAACGGCTGCAATCAGTTCAGTGGCGCTTCCGGGCAGGCGCTGGAAGCCGGGAACGGTTTGTGGTTCGGCAAAACCTATGATGGCGGGACATTCGATTTCAACTGGCTGAACGCGACCGCCCAGCACCTGGCGGTATACAACACCAATATCGACATCTCCAGGCACGCTACCAAGTACGGCATCGGGATTGGTGGCGGCAACGGTTTTACCCAGGCGCAGAACATCAACTGCATGGGTAATTTCTCGCTGTCCAATCAGAATCGAACGGCCACCAAGTCGGTCCTCGGCAGTTTTCCCTTTGCCTATATGAAGTCCTTGTTTTCGATTCCGGCTGCGCTTGCCTATGCGGAGGTGGCATGCACGGCATCCGGTGGTAGCAGCTTCAATGGGTTCTCGGCTGGCATGACGCAGCTCTATTACAGCGACACCGAGCATCCGCTGGGTTCCGACGATGGCAATGCCATCGGCTATACGAGCAGCGGCAATTTGTATGTGGCCGGTGCGCCGGCCATCGGTGGGTTCCCGGCGCTAGTTGCGGGCGATGTGACGAACTGGTGGATCGACAACGTGGCGGGTCAGGCCTGGATCGGGAAAAACAATGTTCCGCTCACGGGCGATCCGCAGGCCGGCGTTGCCCCGACCTTTACCTTCACGCCCGGAGCCAATCTCTGGTACATGGCGACCGCCCTGGCGGATGTGGGAGATGCTGCCACGCTGAATCTGAATACCACCAGCCTGGTCTATCCCTCGCAGGGCCGCTTCAGCCCGATGCTGCCATGAAGCTCCTGGTCAGCGACAATTTCAAGGGGATGGCGCCGATCGTCAGCAATCGGCTGTTGCCGCCGGGCTTTGCTTCGTTGGCGGTCAACGCCAAGCTGGTCAGCGGCGACCTCGATTCCTATGGCGATATCGGCAATCCTTTCCAGCTGGCGAAGGATCCGGTGATCAATGCGATCTGGCTGATGGCCGGGCCGGCGCCGGATTTCTGGCTGCAATTCACCGGCACGGGTGGCGATCTGGCCTATGGCGCTAACGTCGACGTTGCCCTGGGAACGATTCCCGGTGACTCTACTTACCGCAGCTTCATCACGGGACTGGAAGGCGGCCCACAGCAGACGAATCTGTTCTATGCCACGGACCCTTCGCAGCAGGGCGGCAACCCGGCCGGGTCTTATCCGTATGTGATGTTTCCGCTGGGTATCGCTTCACCGGCGGGGCCGCCGGTGGTGGTGGCTCCGGCGCAGCCGGCCGGACCGACGACGCAGTATCAGTTTGCGCAGGAGGCGAGCGTCAATAATGTCACGGTGGTTTCCGGCGGCGGGGGCAGCGGTTTTGTGGTCGGCGACATGCCTTATGTCGGCACGGGCACGCTGGCCAACGGCTTCACCCAGGCCGCGGGTGCGGCGCAGGTTTCTGTGACCAGTGTGGATGCATCGGGTGCGATTACCGGGTTGTCGCTGCTGGCGCCGGGCGTGTACCAGCTCAATGCCGGGCCGGGCAGCACTACGATCGACCAGGCGGGTCTGAGCCTGCCGGCCGCCACGGTTACGGTCGCTTCGACGGCGATGCTGCCGGCGGCGGGCAGTTTCATGGTGGAATCCAGCGGCGGCAATCAGACGGTTTCCTATACGGGAATTTCCGGCAATACGTTCACGGGATGTTCCGGCGGGTCCGGCTCGGTGGCGAATGGTGCGGCGGTGCAGGCGCAGAGCGCCATCGTGCCGCTGAGCGGGGGCAGCGGCACAGGGGCGACGGTCAGCGTGCAGTGCGAGCACTGCAGTTTCAATGGCTTCGGCACTTATTCGACCAGCGCCGGGGGCTATTACATCAGCTGGAGTGTGCAGAACGGTCAGTATTGGGAGGTATCCAGTGGCCAGGGTGATGTGACGGCAGCGTATTCGGAAACCAGTTTCGGTCTCAAGGCGGCTAGCGGCTTCACCTATCAGATGGATGCGCGGGATAACCAGGCGGCTTCCGGCGGCGTGCCGACGGATCTGGTGATGTATCTGTGCGGGACCTATAGCGGCTCCACTGCGATCAATGGACCGGTGGTCATCCTGAGCGACAGCGACGGGACGTTTACGCTGTACAGCGCGTTTTCGGGTACCAATGGTGGCGCGGTCAGCGGTACGGTGGTCAGCCAGGACAGCGGACTGTCGATCAGCGGCAATACCTGGTACCGGATCAAGGCGGTGTGCACCGCGCAGACGGCTTCGACCACGCCTGGGTTCAGCGTGGTTGCTACGCTGGCGCTGCAATCCGATCCCGGGACTGTGCTATCGACACTGACCGGCTTCATTCCGTATATCGGCGAGAGCCTGGGTGTAGGCACCAACCATCGCGGCAACCACGACGACGGTAACGACGGCGATTTCGAGAATGTAGTCGTTTCGGTGTCGCAGCCGGCGAGCGCCGTGAGTTCCGAGGCCGTCAGCTATGTCTACACCTATGTCACCACCAAGGGCAGCGGGGACAACGCGATCACGGAGGAGTCCGGGCCCAGCGATCCCAGCCAGACGGTGGTGATCTACTTCGATACCAGCACCAATCCGGTGACGTTGGCGCCGGTGAGCGGCTCCATTCCGGCATGCCCGGCCGGGCAGGACATCAGTGCCTACAACCTGTATCGCCTGGTGAGTGTGTCCGGCGGGTCGGAAGTGTACGAGCTGGATCAGACCTTGACCGCCAGTTCCTCGGCGGCGGTGCCGTGGACGGATACCGTACTCGACGAGGACCTGGGCGATGCGCTGCCGTCGACCGACTGGGGGCCGCCGCCAGCGGATATGCAGGGGATCCTGGCCTTGCCCAACGGCATCATGGCGGGGTTCTTCGCCAATACGCTGTGCCTGTCGGCGCAGAACTATCCCTTCGCCTGGCCGGTGGACAATCAGTTGCCTACGGATACGCCGATCGTGGCGATCGCGGCGATCGACAGCACGGTGCTGGTGCTGACGCAGGCACATCCGTATACGGCCTGGGGCAGCGATCCTTCCGCCTATAGCATGAGCAAGGAGACGGCGAACCAGGGCTGCGTGTCCAAGCGCAGCGCGGCGACGCACAAGCGGCTCGGTGTGGTTTACGCCAGCGGCAATGGGCTGTGCTACTACCGTGGGCAGGGTGATCTGGACCTGATCCGCATGCCGGGCGGCGATCCTTATTTCAGTGTGGAGCAGTGGCAGGCGCTGAATCCGGCTTCGATCCTGGGCGTGGTGCACGACGACAAGTACTGGTTCTGGTACGAGACGGTTGGCGGCGCCATGGGCGGTTATGTGCTGGATCTGTCGCCGGCCGGCTTCGGCCTGGTGGCGCTGGATTTCCATGTCACGGCGGCATATGTCGATGCAAGCACGGACACTTTGTATTTCACGCCGGATTTCAGCGTGTATCCGATCAATGGCGCGGTGGTAGGGGCGGCGCTCAATGTGCTGTCGCAATGGGAGGGTGGTAGCGGCCTGCGCACGCGAACCTGGGAGCGCGACCATTTCCTGCTGCCGCGGCCGGGGTGCTTCTCGATGGCACGGGTACGCGGCGAGGACTATGCGAGCCTGCAATTGACGGTGAGTTGCGAGAACGGCACGGCCTTCGACGGCGCGGTGACGGGGCCTGGGCCGTTCGTGATGGCGCCGGTGGTAGGGGTGCGCTGGAGCGTGGCGCTGGGTGGGGCGTCGACGGTGAACACGGTGGAGTTGGTGGAGCGCTGCGAGGAGTTGGGGGCTTGATCCGCCTGGATATCGATGCGGTATGGGAGGACTTCTCAAGACTGGCGGGGCCGGCGATGGCGGATGAGGACGATGGTCCGGAGGACATTCGCCGCGCCTGCAAGGCCGATCAGGCTTGGCTGTTCGGCAACGAGGAATGTTATCTGGTGTTGCAGTACCAGCTGCGTCCGGCAACGGCGCGGATGCAGTTGCTGGTGTGGCTGGCGGTGTCGCGTGGGGCGCGGGGGTGCATTGCCCGTAATCTGCAATTTGTCGAGGACATGGCGCGGCGGCTGGGCGCGAGCCGGCTGCTGTTCAAGACTCGGCGCAAGGGTTTCGACCGGGCCATGCCGCGAGGCTGGACGGCCGATCACATCATCTGGACTAGAGAGTTGTTGGGGGAGTTGTCAAGGGAGTTGGCGGATGGCTAAGGGCAATGTGGATACGTCGCCGGCGATGGCGGACTACGAGAGTGCGATGCAGCAAAGCGCTTCGCGTTCGGTGAATTTCTGGATGCCGGTGCAGCAGTATTTCGCGCGCAGCCTTAACCGGAATCAGCCGGGATTGGAGGAGGGCGCGCGCGGGATGGCGGCTGCGGGTGCGCGCACGGCTGGCGGAGCGGCTACGCAGCAAGCGCTGGCGGGAGATGCGGCACGCGGGCGCAGTGCAGGGTCCGGCGCGTTTCTGGGTGACATGCAGCGCGGCGGCAATACCACGGCGCAGGCGTCCGGAATGGGTATGGCCGATGCGACCAGTCGCATGGAGCGGCAATGGGTGGGCGGCATGCAGGATGTGATCGGCATGGGGCAGTCGGATCAGGCCAGCGCGCAGCAGGGGCTGCAGGACGCGGCGAACCTGGAGCAGGCCTACGAGCAGGCGCGCTCGCAGTATTTCAATAATTCGATGGCAGGCATCGAGCAGGCGGCGAGCCAGCTGGTCAGCTCGGGTGCAGGCGCCATGAACGGCATGGGAGGTAGCTGATGGCATTTCTTGGATTGGGGCTGGGGCCGAATGTGCAGTTCGACTCGTATACGCAGAGCCTGGCCAACCTGTCGCAGTTGCAATGGAACCAGGCGACACAGGGCTTCTATCCGTACCAGAACCAGATGGTGCAGTACGCGGAGGATCCCAATTACATCGCGACCCAGCGTGCGCAGGCGCAGGGCGGTGCGGATGCGGCGGTGAATGCGCAGCAGGCGGGGCAAGCGCGGCAGCTGGCGCTGATGGGAGTGAATCCGACGGCGCCACAGGCGGCGGCGCTGGCGAAATCCAATGCGCTGGGGAAAGCTCAGGCGGAGGCCGGGGCGATGAATGCCGCGACGCAGGGCGCTTACGCCAATCAGCAGGCTGCACTGAGGGGAGTCTGAGATGGCGGGACTACTGAGCGATTCGATCAATGCCGATCAGTCCGGCCTGCGCGGCATGGCCAGCGCAGCGGGGATGAAGACCGGGCTGATTCTGCAGAACGACCAGATCAATGCGCAGCACGAGGCGGGCAAGTTCACGCTGGCGGGGCAGGTGATCGGCGCGGCCATCGGCAGTATCTGGGGGCAGTCGGGCGCTGGCGCGGCGATCGGCAAGCAGGAGGGGGCCAAGTGGGGCGGGATTATCAGCGGTACTGGGCCTTCGACGGGGGGCAGTGATGCGGCGGGGAGTGGTGAGTCAATGTTGTTTGGATCGTTGTTGAATCACTTGAGTCAGAGGTCGGCGAGCAAGCCGGCGCCTGCCGCCGCTCCCGCTCCCGCGCCTAGCACTGGTGGCGTGTCTTACGGCTACAACGGATTCAGCTACAGCGATGGTTCCCCGGCTACCATGGATCTGGTGGACCGCAGTCGCCCGATGGACGGTGTCAATGGCTATGCCGGGCCGGACGCCGTTTCCGCGGGCGATATGGGGGGCGATGTCGGTGGTGATATCGGCGGCGGGATCGGCGGAGATGCGGGATTGGGTGATATCGGCGCGGCGGCGACGGAGGTTGCGTGATGGCTGAAGTATTCCACGGCGGCTTGCATGCTGGCGTACATCACGCCTATGAGGACGCGACCACGGGACGACATCAGCGGTTTCGGGAGCAGATGGCTTTTCTGGCGAATCAACGTGCCGGGGCGGGCCGGCGTTGGCAGGGGACGCGGCAGCGCTTGCAGGCGCTGGATCAAGCGGAGCAGATCGAGCGCCGGCAGGCGGCGGCCGATCCGCGCTTCGGTGTCGATCCGCGAGTGACGCGACAGCATATTGCTCATCGCAATGCGGTCAATGCGGCGCGGCTGAACGAGTATGGCAAGTTCGCCGCGCCCGAGTTGCAGCAGTGGGACGATGCGGCGGGGCGCACCGCAGGGGAACTGCATCAGGGGCGGCGCTCGTTCGCGCAGGTGGTGCCGGGCGACCTGGCGGCGGCGATTGCGCATGCCACGAATCTCGATCCGCGGGAGTTGCAGCCGGGATCGGAGATGGTGCACGCGGCGGAGGCGGTGGTGAGGGCGGCGCAGTCGGGGGATACGGCGGCGGCGCTGCCGGCGGTGAACCAGCTTTATCGCCGGGTGCTGGCGGGGCATGTGGGGCAGCATCTGCACGATGGCAGTGTGATTTCGCGGGCGCCACGTATTGTCGGCTTGCATCCGAATCCGCGTGATCCCGCGCAGACGACGTTCGCAGTGCAACTGACGGTGACCAGTCCGGATGGGCGGGTGGGTACGGCGCTGCGGCCGCTGATGCTGGACAGCGGGCATCTGTCGCTGCATCCGGATGAGGCGCAAAAGCATGCGGTGCTGAGTGTACCGACGCGGGAGTTTGTGCATCACACGCTGGCGCTGGCCACCGCGATCCTGGCGGCGCAGCATCCGCACATTCAGGCGCAGCTCGACGCGGTGCCGGAGGCGCAGCGGCGGCGCAACCGCGCGCTGCTCGATTTGAGCCTGGCGCTGGGAAGCAAGAGTCCGCGGCGGTCGGTGGATTTCAAGCCGCTCGGCAATGGCGATATTGCCATCGCGGATGCGGACGGCTTGCATCGGCGGGTTAGCCTGCCGCCGGCGCAGCGCGCGAGCCTGGAGGAGCAGTACCGGCAAGCGCTGGAGCAGGGGGATCGCGATCGCGTCGAGCGTGTCGGCAGGTCGTTGGCGGCGGTGAAGCGCGGTGGGGTGACGCAGCAGCACGGCGTTTTGCAGAAGCAGGCCAGTGCGCCCGCGGACCCTTACCTGAAGGGGCGCCTGTACCTGGGACATGATGGCCGCAAGGCGCGTTATCTCGGCGGCGGCAAATGGGGTGCGCCGTAGTGGCGGCTGACGATTTTCGTGGTTTCCTGCCGGCTTCGGCGGTGCCGCTGGATGAGTATGGGGATTTCCGGCCGGCGGGTACGCAGCCTTTGCCGGAGGTGGGTGGGGTGCCGTTGCGGGATGTTCCCGCTGCTGCTTCCGCCGCCGATTCCGCGCCGGCGCAGTGGATCGCTCCGCTGCGTCGCGTGGGATTGGACACGGGCGATGCCACGGTCGCGCCGGCGGCACCACCGCCTTCACCCGCGCCGCAGCGCGAGGTAGGTACGCTGTATACCATGAAGCGCACTG